ACGTAAGTGGACATACAACTAACGGTGGTGTATTCAGTTCTGCGGTGGGTAATTCAGATTACTACGCATACTTACAGGCAATTGAAACATTCTCTAACCCTGAATCAGTAGATATTAACATCTTCGCAACACCGGGTATTGATTTCTATAACCACAGTTCATTGGTTAACCAAGCAATCGATATGGTTGAAGGTGATAGAGCGGATTCATTATATATTGTAAACGCACCTAACACATCTGATGTTGATGAAATAATTGATCAATTAGACACTGTTGATTTAGATACTAACTATACAGCAACCTATTGGCCTTGGATCCAAGTAAGAGATGGGGATAATGCAACTCAATTATACATCCCACCTACAGGTGAAGTTGTTAAGAATATCGCATTGACCGATAACGTTTCTTATCCTTGGTTCGCAGTGGCGGGTTACCAAAGAGGTTTAGTAAACGCAATTAAAGCGAAGAAGAAACTTACTTTGGATAATAGAGATGATCTATATAAAGCAAGAATTAACCCAATCGCAACATTCTCAGATACAGGTACTATCATTTGGGGTAACAAAACCTTACAGGTTAGAGAATCAGCACTTGATAGAATTAACGTAAGAAGATTGTTATTAAGAGCAAGAAAACTTATTTCGGCAGTCGCGGTAAGATTATTATTCGAACAAAACGACGAACAAGTAAGAAATGAGTTCTTAAGATTGGTAAATCCAATTCTTGAATCAATTAAGAAAGAAAGAGGTTTATATGAATTCCGAGTAACCGTATCAAACGATCCTGAGGATATTGATGCAAATACTCTAAGAGGTAAGATTTATGTCAAACCAACAAGAGCATTGGAATTTATTGATGTAGAGTTCTTGATAACACCAACAGGTGCATCATTCGAGAACATCTAAATAATAAAAGGAAAAGGGAGGGTCTTACGACTCTCCCCTATCCAAAAGTAAAAATTGAGATGACACCCGGTATACTGGCTAATTATAATAGCAACTTTAATTATTTATTTAATTTTACTTGCTAATATTACCGGGTAACAAAAAAATACGGAAAATTTTTGACAAAGTCAAGTACTTTCCAAAACAAAATAAAAATATTTCGATAAGAGATATATTTATAATAAAAGAATAAAAAGATAACAAATATACAGACATGGCAGATTTATTAATGAAAATGCCGGTTCCTTACGAACCGAAAAGAGTTAACCGATTTATCGTTAGATTCCCTTCAAGTTTGGGTATCAACGAATGGTACGTTACTTCGGCTGCAAGACCGAGTGCAAAAATCAACTCTGTTGAAATTCCTTTCCTAAATACATCAACTTACGTTGCAGGTAGATTCGTTTGGAATGAACTAAGAGTTAAATTCAAAGACCCAATTGGTCCTTCAGCATCTCAAGCGTTGATGGAGTGGTTCAGACTACACGCAGAGTCTGTAACAGGTAGAATGGGTTACGCTGCGGGTTACAAGAAAGACATTGAGTTGGAAATGTTAGATCCAACAGGTGTTGTAGTTGAAAAATGGATTCTACAAGGAACATTTATCACTGATTTGAACTTCAATGAATTAGATTACAACAACGATGCACTTGCAACTATCGATTGTACATTGAGAATGGATAGGTGTATCCAAGTCTACTAAGAAAAAAATCTGTCTAATATTTATAAGGGAACTCTTAACGGGGTTCCCTTTTTTTATTTTAAATAAACTTTACTTTTTGATATTTAATGTATACATTTTAACTATATGGAAGACAGACCTCAATATGGGATAGACCCAACAATTGCATATGATGTAGTTGAATTACCAAGTAGGGGACTTATGTACCCTTCAAAAACGAAGGCGGTAAAGGTCGCATATCTAACTGCGGCGGATGAGAACATCTTATCCTCACCAAACTTGGTGGCGAAAGGTGATGTGATTAGTGAGTTATTAAAAAGAAAAGTTCTTACCAAAGAAGTTCCTGTTGAGGAATTGACTATGGAAGACCAACAAGCAATCCTAATCTTTCTAAGGAATACCGCGTTTGGGTCTGAAATGGTTCTAACATTAAAGGATCCGAAAACAGACGAACCATTTGAACATACCGTAGATTTGGCTGAACTCTCATACAAAGATTTTACTTTGACTGAGGATGAAAATGGTGACTATCCATACACCATGGAAAAATCTAAAGTGGGTATTACATTTAATTTCTTATCTAAGAAAGATGAAGAGGAGTTAGAAGAGATCGCAAATAATTGGAATGGACTCGGTAATCCCCCGATTATTACAAGAAGATTAGAAAAACTAATTAAATCTGTAGCAGGAAATCCTGATCCGATGAACATTAGAAACTTCATTGAGAAACTTCCAATTGTAGATTCTCAAAAATTTAGAAAATACGTAACAGAAAACAAACCCGGTGTCGATCTGACACAACACGCAATAGCCCCATCAGGAGAAAAAGTCACATTTAGGATTGACTTTGGGGTTGACTTTTTTCGCCCTTTCTACGGACTATAAAAGCGCGCAGTATACTGAAACTATATTCTTAGTCAAAAAAGGATTCACTCATAGGGATATTCTTGAAATGCCAACATACTTAAGAAGGTATTATGTTCAAAGAATTATTGAGTTAGAAAAACCTTCTGATTAGGTATTTATATAGTATGAGTGAAAGAGAACTGAAGAAACTTTACGATCAGGGTAATTACGATGATATGTCTTTTAGTGAATTTAAAAGACAGATACAAAGCGGCACGTCCCAAAATTCTTCTACATCAGGTAATAAAGATAAAGATAAGGACCTTAAACAACCGTTTGGGTCGGGATTTATAAAATTGTTAACCGATACTTTGGGGGCTGCACAATATCAATCATCCGCACCCAATGATGATAACTATCTTGGTGCTGTTATGCAGGGATACCAACAGAGTAATGCGAGTACTATAGTTGGTAAATTCTTCGATGGTATCCAAGAAAGTGCATTACAAAGTGTACAGACTTATATTAGTCAACAAAGTTACCTTTTATCTCAAGTAAACGAGGAACTCGGATTAACAGGTACATTATCGGAAGAGTTTAGAGAACAAATATCGGAAGCTCAACCTGATTTAATTAGGATGGGTATTAAATTTGATGAATTGGTCGATTCCTCAAAAGAGTTGGTTGATAGTACGGGTAGGTTTGCGTTGGTCGGATCTGATATGTTAGTTCGTGCGGGTCAAATTGCACAAGCATATGGTTTAGATATGACACAAATTGTTGGTGCATATGCGGAATTTGAGAAAGTCGGTATAGGAGCATCAGAGGCACAAGAATCTATTGCTGACGCTGGTGAAAGATCATTAGAATTAGGACTCCAATCTAAAACTACTATTAAAGGTATTACTGATAACATAGAAAAATTAAATCAGTACGGATTCGAAAATAGTGTTGAGGGGTTAGAAAAGATGGTTCGTAGGGCCACTGAGGTTAGAATGAACCTACAAGACGTATTTAAAGTGGCGGATCAGGTATTTGATCCCGAAGGTGCGTTAGAACTATCCGCAAACCTACAAGTTTTAGGTGCTGCTTTTGGTGATTTTAACGATCCACTTAGGTTAATGTATATGGCAACCAATGAGGTTGAGGGATTACAAGGTGCGTTAGAAGGGGTTTCCAAAAATTTAGCAACCTATAATACTGAGACCGGTGCATTCGAAGTGACGGGAGCGAACCTTAGACAAGCAAGAGATATTGCGAAGGCGTTGAACATGGATGTCAAAGACCTTACTCAGACTGCAATTGCACAACAGGAAAGAATGCAGGCGAGTCAGATGATGTCAGGTTTAGGATTAAGTGAGGAACAAGAAGAATTCTTAACTAACATTGCCAGAATGAAGGACGGTAAGATGAGTATTGCACTTACAAGTCCTGAATTACAAGAACAGTTTGGAGGTGCAACTGCAATATCATTAGATAAGATCGATCAAAGTGTTGCCAAAACACTACTTAAATATCAAGACGAATTTAAAGAGGTTAGTGAGGGTGATCTCATTAGAAAACAAGTAACTGCGGTTGAGAACATCAATAGAGACGTTAATTACTTGGTAACCTTAGCGA